ATTAGATCAGCCATATTGGCCTCCAATATTGTGAAGCCCCGTAGGGCGGTTGTCAGCCCCCGTGGGCCTCGAAGAAGACGCTGACAGGGACTTCCCAGCCGCGCTCCGTGCCAAGCCCCTGAGCAATTTGCGGGGCCTGTGTGACGCGGACGTATCCGCCGCTCGTCATTGTCATCTTGTCGTCAGCGGGGAATAAGTCCGCCACCGCTTGTGCCTTTTCATCGGCTTCCGGCCCTCGGCCCTTTGGCCACACCACGGTGACCTGATAAATTCCAGGCATGATGTGGTCACCGCCAATAGTGATCCTGCGCGGCTGATTGCGGAACAGCGTGACCTCAAGGAAGCCCGATCCGTCGGCAGGCGGCGCGAAATTTATTCCCGGCCAAGACGTTGCGATTGCCGGACTGATTGTTGCCAGCCGCGCCCCAAGCGCCGCCCCGAATTCCGACTGCTTCATGAGTTGCGCAGCTTTTCTGCATTTCGGGCCACAATGGCCTGCCAGTTTTGAGCGGCGGATCGCATAAAGAAGCGGCCCTGCCTGCCGTTGCTGCCGTATTCTTGATGGCGGGCATAATTCGCGGTCCAACCTGCTTGGATCGTATCGCCAAGGTTCGCCCCGGCAATTGCAAGGGCGTAGCTGTTTGCACCAGTAAAACTGGTCGACCCGTTCAGGCCAGAAACCAAACTGTTGCGCAGGAACCCTGTATCAACCGGAAGATTGCCGCCTTCATCTTCAGGCCGCTGGGCTTCTTCGATTACTTCCTGCGCGGACTGCTTAACCACAGCCTCCAGACGCTCTTTGTATTTCGTGACATACTCATCAACTTGGGCGCTAAACGTTGCCATGCGTCACCTCACGTTCGCCAAGTAGTCCACGCGCACTTCCATGTAGCACCGACACTGAATTGTGTCCTCGCCGGGAGCGCCCATTGTTGCGTCTCCGGGGTGCATCATGCTTGCCCCAGTCATCGGGCTGGTGAATGCCTCGTTCCATCCAACGCTTTCACCATGCAGGGCTAGGTGGCTGTCCCTCGTTCTGCCATCGCCCGTGGCCTTCCAGATGCGCCGCACATTGCTGGCCTGCACCTTGCCGCTTTCAATAAGCTGCTGCATCCCCTCCATCTGCCCCGCATGGGCCGATGTGAGCGTTTCCGTTCGCGCGATGGTCTCGCCGCGCAGTCTAAGCAGGCTGTCGCTATAGCGCCCAACAAGCCGATTGATATCCGCTGAACTGACGGGCCTTTCGTCTGCGATTGCCCGACGAACAAGGCTATCAAACCTCTTATCTCGCTGCTTGCGCCCCAGATAGTTCCGCATCTGCGCCGGGTCGCCGCTGGCAAGCTCTGAGCGGGCGCTCTGAACCCATTGCGCTTGTTGTGATGTGAGGCCCAGCAAACCGCCCTGACGCCGCCCAGTGTCGCGATTTATGCGCCCCACGATGTCCAGGGCGGTGTTGCGGGGATTCCTGCCTGCTTCCTGCCCCTGAACCAGCGCTGACCGAATAGTTCTGCGCTGATCGTCCACAATTTCCGTGATCAGCCGCGAGCTTTGCCGCCTGAGCCACTCTTCCGCGCGGTGGTTGCGCCCGTCGAAACGGATGCCAACCACCGCGCCAGCGATAAAGGGTCGGGTATTCGCGGAAGACCCGCAAGCGCGTCGCGCCCCCCTTCCAGATAAGCCAGCCTAAGCGCATCATCGAGCGGACCAAAGAAGGTTGCATCAAGGTGGAGCGCACGAATAGCGTCTTCAATGCGCCCATCTTCGATTGCGCGGATAATGACCGAAAGCTGGGCTTCCGACCGGATGTCAGCAATGGCCTCCAGAAATGCCTGCCGCATGGCCGGTTCCATTCGGTCAATTACGTCGCGAATATCAGCCATTCGCTAAATCCGCTTCCCACATCACGTTCACGCCACCGGGGGCCAAGGGCCGCGCTTCTGCAACCTCATGTTTCCTGCCGCCGATGGTGATCGTGTCGGCCTTATTCACCTCGACACCGGACAGCCCTTCCGTCGAGATGTAAAGCGTGCGTCGCGTCTGACCGGTCAGCGTTGCGCCGTCCCGTTCCATTTGGTTTAGGTCAACGGCCTTGATCGTGTAATCAGTGCCCGCGCCATAACCTGTAGGTGCGTATTCTGGGCCTGTGACCGCGCCGGGCTTGGTCAATGTCGCAGTCTGGCCAAAGTTCGCGATAAGCCGCTTTGCGGTCGCTGCGGCGCGGGCGTAATTGAATGTCATTTGCTCACCGAGAAGACATGCAAATCACCGCCACACGCGTCACACCATTCACACGTTAGTTTAACCGCTTCCTCTGCGCTTGCGCCTGCTGCCATTGCGCCCTTGGCGAATACCTCACCCGATCCAATGGCGTAGAATGGCGCTTCATAACAGAACGCGCCGCCCGAAGTCGCCTCAGAAACTGAGCCGTCAGATTTTATCCACAGCATTGCCCCGTCTTCGACGCCATCAAAAACACCGCTACCCTCAAGGGCCTTCAACGCATGCACTCCCACAGAAACATCCCCAGCGAACGCTGCGTAACCGCCGCCCCAATGTGCTGGCACTTCCACCCATTTCTTTGCGGAACCGACGCGCAGCCCGCCACTGGTGATGTAGCTATCAACCGCCATAACACCGTCTTTGATCGCAATAATAGTCACTGCTCAAGCCCTCTCGGATCGGCCAAATAGGCCAGACGACGACCCGGACAGAAACCGGCCCACCAGATCACCCACCGCGAGCAAAACAGGCCGGTCAGCACCAGCGTCAGTTCGCGCGTTCTGATACTCAACGCTCAACGGGCCAACGCGCTCGCTCTTTACACGATCACTCAGCACAACGGTCGGCGTCATCACGCCCGGGGTGACCAGTTCGGCAAGCGCAATTTCCGCGCATGCCTGCTGAATTTCACGGGGCACAGCGTCGGACGCAATCGCGTATCCGTCTTCATCGACCACGTCGTAACGCGGCCAAGCCATCGTCTGGTCACGTCCATTTACCTTGTTGCCCTGCCAGCGATAGCCGTTGGTCAGAAGCGCCGAGGCGCGCCGGATGGCGGCTTCCTTGTCATCTGTCGCGCCAGTCCACGTCGCGTTCGCCAGTTCGGAATGGTACGTGTCAGCATACGCAACCGATATCAGCGCGTTCGCGTCCTCACGGCCCGTGCCGTCTTCAACGGTCAGGGTCATTTAGGTGCCATCGCCAAGGCTGACGAACATAACCGAAGCCAAGTCAGCGCGCAGCGTGTCGACCCGCTTGCGCGTGTTCACATCCACACCGTGCGCCTCAAGCATCGCAATCACGTCTTCCTTACTCATCGCCTCAATGGTTTCGGGCGTGATCGGCTCGGGACCACCCCCGTCGTCAGAGGCCTGCCCCGAAGCCAGCGGATGGTCCGCATTCACGATCATGTAGTCGCCGGGCTTGTTCGGGTCATCAATCTTAACCGTCGGAATGATCATTTCTTCCCCAATTCATCAATTAAAGGCGGCGGGACCCAATCAACATATTTTGGCATGTTGAACGCGACATTTTTCCGCTGCCTTGGCGTCATCAAGGCTTCTTGCCGGTCGCGGGCGCACATGGCGCATTCTTCCCGGCCGTCCGGCCAAATGATCTTTTCTGTGCATGGATGAACTGCGCAGTGCCGATAAGAAATTATCCGGCCACCAGGCCCCGGATGTGCGCCATTAAGCACTTTCTTTGGCCTTTCCAGAATGCCCGTCACTACACCGACGCCACAGCGAAGCTATCGCCCGTTTTCACATCGACCGGCACAAAGTTTTGTCCAGCGGGCACACAATATCGCGCGCTTGTCTCTGCGGTTGAGGTTGTCGCAGATGCATCCGGGGTTTTGCCGTGCGCAACATACACAGCCACGGCCTCGGTGTTGGACAGGACCGCGATTTCGCCATCCTGACTGGCCACCGCCCCAGACGCGCCAGCGCTGATGCTTTCGCTCGCTCGCACCTTCCCCAAGGCTCCAATGTCGTCACTGCCCGCGAAAGAAGGCTTTTGAAAAGCAACGTAAAGCGGCATTCTCAGCCCTCCGTTTTTGATGTGGCCGGGGCCGCGAAGCCCCGGCCTGTTAGCTTAGCCGAGAAGGATCGCAATCGCATCCGACTTCCACGCCTTCGCCTCGTACAAGCATGTGATATCGAACATCGACTTGTTGTAGCCCTTGTAAGCAGAGATGCGGAAGACAAGTCCCGAGAAGGGGTCTTGGACAATCATCTCGTCTACCGCAGCATCACCACCTGCGGGCTTCTGCAAGGGGCGGAATGCAAGCTCGACCGCAGACTGGTGAAGCGCAATGTTGGCAGTATAGTTGTCACCAACCGTGACCGCCGCGTTGTCAGCGGCGGCAGCGCGCAAGCCGGGTCCACCGATGGTGATCTCGCCGCCCGCTAGAGCGGTGTTGACCACGTACTTGTTGGCATCACCGGCAAAAGTCACAACATCCCCGGCCAAGATGGTTCCAGAACCTCCGTCAAGCGCTGCCGTTGTGGCTTTGGCGGCAAGCGCACCGTTGACAAGGTAGCTTGTGCCGGTGCCTTTGGTGTGCGACTGCACCTGAAGGCTTTCTTTCATCATCATGCCCTGCAAGTTCAGAAGCTCGCCTTGGCGAAGAAGCGCGGTGCTGTCACTCTCGTTGGCTTTCTGAAGGTTCGCAAGGTTGCGCATCTTCGTGCCAGCGTCGGAGTTCATAACAACCGATGTGCGGCCATCCGTGACCGGCATTCCGTTGTCAAAGAGTACCTGTCGCACCTCAGCCAGAACGTCATGGTTCGATCCAAATGGCGTGGTGCCCGCCGTGCCGATAGCGCGCGATGCGCCTTGATAGGCAACGGTAGCAACATGCGCTTCAATGGTGTTTACGATGCCACGGAAGGCTTGTTGGATTTGATCGCCGTAGATAGTTTCAAAGCCCGCGCCGTTGTTGACGTGCTTCATGTCCTCGCCCGTCCAAGGGATGCGGACGCTTGCGATATTGGTCAGGGACATGGTCTTGGTGTCGACCGTCTGATCGTCACCTTCCGGGATTGTCATGCTGGGCGTCGCCGAGCTATTGACCGTCGCTTCGCGCGTGAAGTGTGAGCGAACCGTGT